TAACAAACTGGAAAAACCCGTTGTTGGCTGGCTAATGCTGGATAAATGTGCAACCAATGCCGCAGATGCGCCTGTGCTACGCGTCATAAAGTCATACGTCAACAATGTCGTGTCTGTTGCGGCGGTTTGAGCCGACAAGTTCAATGCAAAATAACTAGAGTCAGAAGTTGTTGCCGTTGCGCCTACTCTTAATGTGGCGGTTAACCCCGCCGTTCCAGCCGCAGTTTTTGTTACGCTAATCCGGCATCGGTAACCTGTTCCACTCTTAAAGTTTTGCGGCGGTATAAGTATGCTTGATCCAACCAAATAAGTATCTGTTGAAAAACCAGCGGCAGGATTACCCGTGTTTGAGTTGAACAACCAGCCAGTTTGCGCCGATGATTTAATGACACCCGTGTTGGCATAGGAAGTAAACACTCCCGTCCTGTCCATTACTACCGATTCTCCGGCGTTTAAAGTTCCGATCCAAAGCGGCTCGATTGTTGTTCCATCAGTGTGTTGAATAGTGATCGTCTGCGATACCGATGAATCTGTATTTCTAACGCTCAGAAAATTAGTCGTGCGCTGAGTGCTAGCAGCAGGAGCCGCAACAACGTCCGTTGTCGTTGCGCTCGTAATAGTAGCTGTATTTGTTCTCCCAGGGGTGAACACGTTAGACGCATCATCAACCCAAGACGCATGAACATTTACCGTTCCGGTTGCTGAAGTGATAACTTGAATTTTATCGTTGGTGCTTGATTGGATTAACATTGAATAATCCTATGTGTATTGCAAATAGATATCACCATCAGAACCGCCACTAGGTGCCGTAGTTCCGCTGGTAATAGCTTTCTGTTTTGCGTTAAACGTAGTCCAATCGGTGCTGGTCAAATATCCGTTCGCAGACGATGTGGACGCAACCATTGATATAATCGGCCCAGAACCGCCGCTGCTTGATACCGGCGCAGTAGCGGTAACGCTAATTACATTGGGATTTATTACTGCCATTCTTGTATACCCAAATTAGATGACGCAACAGATGCAATGGCATTTATTGCCGACGTAGTAAACATATATTCATCCATAGAAAATACGCCACCTGGATATAAAGTTATTCCACTGTTTAATACGGCAGCAGAACCAAATCCTAAACTAATATTGTTATTGCTTGTGTTTGTTAATATCAAACCTTTACGGCTTGAATTTGCAGCTAATATTTGCGCTGACGTTACTCCAACACTGGCCGCTGTAGGGCTGTTTGCCGTCAAAGATGTTTTGGTATTGACAGTGCTATCGTTCGATACCGTCACGCGGGGAATACCAGCGCCACTGGCTCCTGTTCCAGTAACTACCGCAGAACCACCAAACTGAGAAATGTTATCTACCCAAGGCGTAGTTCCCTGCGTAACAGAGCCACCACCGCCGCCACCGCCGCCAGTGACGTTAAGATTTCCAGAAGCGTCAGCAGTAGCGTAGATATACGAAAGCGTAGACGGTTGCCATATTTGAATAGCAGTATGCTCATAATACGGATGCCACGAATAATCAGAACCAAATATAAATTGATTAAGCGTATCCGTTTCCGTAAATATTGATCCAGGCTGAATGGCAGTCGTAGGTTTAGAGTCTGTTGAAGCCCCCGTAAACTTGTATAAATTGCCACTAGGCGCGGAAAAAACGCTCATTACTTGTCAGCCTTGTGATCTAGCTTACAGAAAATCTTGTCGAGCATGTCTTTAATCTCGTCAATGTCGCGTCGATAATCCTCTTTTGCCAGATACTTCTCGGGCATTTTACGCATATCCTCGTCCAAGCGATCAAGCGTCTGCATAATGCGGTTAAGAACAAACGCCCCAAGAAACCCGCCCAAAGCAAGCCCCGCATTGATGAGTGTTTGAGCGTCCATTCTTACCTCGACCAACCGTTCTTGCCAATAATTTTTTGGCTATTCATCTTTGGGCTGCCCGAAATAGCGTTTAACTTACCGCCGACAGCTTTGGCGGGGCCGCCGCACAATCCATTCATCGGATTTTCTATGTTGAAAACATGAACCCCAACAAACGGACGCAGTTGGCCAGGCTGCCAATTTTTATAAGTCTGCACGTTATTGGTGTCATCCGGAACCGCTGGTCGCGTAGGCCGCGCAACCGTATCTCGAAGGGCTTGCTTTTCGTCATTCATGCGCTTCGTTGTTCCGGTAATGCGCGGCGGCTGCTTTTCTTTTACGCTTGGGCTTGCCATGTCATTCTCCTGTGGTTGCGTTCTTCGCATCTTCGTTATGCTTGGAGTCCGCTTTTATCGAGGGCAGAAACACAAGCAGGGTAAAAATTGTCGCCGCCCCAATCCTCTCAGGCGTTGGCATATACATGGCCCAAACAAACAGGCCAAACGTCATAAACAGCGCCAGCATCAACACCAGCCGCGCCGACAACACCTTCGTTCCTGCGGCGATAAACAGCATAATCGCCCTTACTTGCTTCTCGTCCATTTGGTTTAGCCCCCATTGTTGCCCTGCTCGTCGTCATTGAAAAAACCACTTCCGTAACCGTCGTCTTGCATTTTCTGCTTTATTGCCTCTAATTTCAAAGCGCGATCAATTACTTTCATTTTATCGGTAATCGTTGCCTCCGCACTTGCCATCACCTCTTTCAGGAGTTTGGCAATCGACTTTTCCAGCGAGGGGTCAATGCCTCCTTTTTTGATTGGCTTGGTCATCTCGGCCCCATCAATCCGGTCGGCTGATTAAGAAGCCTATCAACGTATCCGGAGGCGTTCAACTGTTGTAGTTGATCTTTGGCCGGTTGCGTCACGGGCTGAATGGCCGATTCTGCTGTAGAAATGGCCGCAGATTGACGCATCGCCTGACCCAATAAAGCCTTAAATCGAGTTACGCTGGAAGGCGTGGCCGGCGCTATTGCGGCATCGTACATTTCTGGATTGGCAATAATCTCGTCTGCCAAGACTTTAATGGCATTTGCATTTCTTTGATAAGCGCCCCGCCCCGCATATAAGCCGGCAGCCTCCAGACCACCAAGACCGCCAGTAAGCCAAGAGCCCCCATGCACGTACGATCCCATCGTGGCCGCGCCGCCCAATGTGGACAGCGCGACATAAAGCGCCGCGCCCCTCTTATTCTCGGACGAAACAATCTCGTTAATTTTTGCCTTCATGACCTCTGGAGTTCCAACTTTCATATTCTTTACCAGAGAATCAAGATCAACGATGATTTTCCGAATTTCTGCCATTTCTGCTGGCGTATGGCTTCCCGCATCAATCAATTTATCCGAAATCAAATTATCGAAAGTTTCGAGCATTTTCTCCGGCGGCTGTTCGCGCAACACTGACCTAACAACCTTTTTAAACGCCTCCTCGCCGCCCGGCTGCGCTTTAACAGCCTGATAAACCGCCCGCATTTCCTCGCGGTTTCTTTGCGGGGTAGTCAAGAGCTGCTTAAATCTTGGCACAGCCTCCAGCGTTCCAGTTAATTCTGTTGTCGATTTTTCTACGGCCTGCTTGGTGGCGCTCGGCAAATCCCTCAATTGTCCGGCCTTTGTTCCGGCCCTCGTTTTTGCGGCGGCAGATATTTGATCGGCCCGCTTAAGGTCGGACAGGTATGACGCGATTTTTTGTTGCGCCGCCGGGGACAATTCCCCCGCCCAATCTCTATAGTAGTCGTCCAGCCACTTTTCGGCAGATGTGGCGTTCTTTCCCCTCAAGCTGTCCGAGACATAAGACAACCCGAGCTGATCCAATTTACCTTGATCGCCGCCCATCAAACGCTTTGTCGCCCTTACGCTATCTCGGCCCGAAAATATTTTCGCATCAAGCGTGTGCGCCGCCGACGGGCCTTCCTGCATTGCGGCGGCGAGCTTGGTTCTAAAATCCTCCGTCGCCGTTGCTTGGTGATGATAATCCGCTTTGGCGGCGTCAAAACTCTTGGGCATGTGGCGACTTTCTGCTGCGCTGACAAAATTGCTGATCTCTCTGGCAAGCGTCGCTTTTTGAGCATCCCCTGGGCGAATGTTTGGCGCGTTTGCGATATCGTTCAATTCCCTACGCAAAAGATCGTATTCATACATTGTCTGACGATTTTCTTTAGTCGTCGGCCCAACCCTTCCAGCCTGACCAGACATGCCGCCCTGCGCGGCCAAAAACTCGGCTTTTGTTCTTGCAAAAGCATTGTCCATTTCCGAGCTTGAATAGTGCATGCGAGATGGATCAAGAGTTGCCCCCGCTTTGGACACATCGAATAAATGATCGAATTCCTCGCGAATTGCGGTATTGAGATCGTCGGTAGTCTTTCCCGCCCAATGCTCATAACCGCCGCCGCCCTGCGTCAATCCCTCAAGCATTTTGTCAAGACGGCCCTCACTTATGCCGGTCTGAATTTCTTTATCCGTTACGCCGTATTTTTCTTTGATTGTCGAAATCAAGCCGCGCTTTCGGGCCGCCATTATTTGGGCGTCGGTAGGGCCGGAAGGTTTTGCGAGTTTCGTATCCACGCTTGCCACAACATTGCCGGACGCATCCATCTCGACTTGACGCCCCAACATCCGATCCCGCCAATTTTTCAAAGTTTGATACAGCGGATTTTTTGGATCAACTTTGCTTGTGCCCGTCGTCGGATCAACCTCAATCAAATCATTTATCATTTTTACGCCGGCCTGCGCTGGCGGCGTGTTGCTGATAAAGTTTCCTGAATTTTCCATCTGATTGGATTCAACTGACATATCACTCCAGCCCTGACGCCCTTGAGCTGACAGTGCGCTTTCCTGAGAAAGTGTCTGAGGAGTAACTTCCTTGCGAACAAAATCTCCGCGCTGAGATGGGGTTTGATCCGGCCCAAGTTTTGCTTTCCGAGAACCCTCTACAATTCTCGGAATTGTGGTTGCCGGAATCTGTCCGTATTTGGTTTGCTGACGCTCCAGCCTGCCTGCTTCGGTTTTTGCCGCAGCTTCAATTTCAGCTTTTCTGGTGGCGGCAGTTTGCTCAAGAGATTTCGCAAGAACATCCGAATCTTGCTTGACGGTCTTGCTCTCGCCAAACATTGCAAGCAGCTTATCCCGCGTTTTCTCCCACTCCGGCTGAGAAATAAACTTACCTTCGGGGCCAAACAATTCGCTCACAACGCGTTTGGCGTTAGTCGTCGCAAAGCTCGGCAGCTTGTCAAAAAGAGCTTTTGCAGCAACAGGCGTAACCATTGCCGACGCAACAATGTTGGAAGCCGCCTCTTTCGATACATCAAAGGCATCTTGAACGCCGCGCTCAAGGGATGATTGCAAAGCGCCAATTGCCGCCCCGCCGGCAGCCAAAGCCTTCGGGCCAGCCGATTCCATGCTTTTCGATATCGCGGACAATGCGCCACCGAAATCGCGCATATAGGGAACGGATTTTCCACCAAGCATGACGGCTCGGCCCGCGCCGCCAAGAACCGGCACAGCCGCCAAATTCATTGCAGCACCTTCGATTGCGCCGCCCGCCAACTCGGCGGCTCTTTGCGCCGGAGTCATTTTCTCCCGCAACGATTTTTTTTGATCCATTCCGGCTTGCCACGCAGGACTTTTCGGAACCTCAACCGAGCCCGCAACAACATCCCCCGCCGATGGGGGTGGCGCGGAAACGGTCGGGGCTTGGCTGGTCGCTCCGGTTTTTGCGATAACCTCTTCGTCAGACAGGGGCGCACTTGCCTCGCCGGACGTTTTAGCTATCACCTGTTCGTCTGTGAGGGGCATTATTCAACCCATCCAGTTCCATCCCAAGTATGACCCCGCCACTTGGTTTGCCCTGCCACCCGGCTTTCTTTTGGTGGCGCGGGATCATTGCTTGCGGCGGCAGCAGCGGCGACGGGCTTTGGGGCTGAGGTCGCCGCTCGGCGGGCAATCCTCTCCAAAATCTCATTTTGCTGATCTGTGACGCCCTTCAACTGACCCTCGGTATCGGACTCCAAAACGCCAATCATTGCCTGCCTTGCGTCTTTGTTGTAGCCGGCCTTTATCAGGTTTATTGCCTCGTTTCGAGCGCCTTCTGCGATCTGTCCGGCAGACTGGCCTTGACTTGCCATAATCCGCGCATAGTCCATAGCGACGGTCATTGCGGCGGTAATATATGCGGCGGCGGCAGGATCACTCGTAAGGGTTTTGACCTTTATCAAAGCGTCGTTATAGGTCGTGTATTTTGAGAAATCCAGCTTTTGCATTTTATCCCCAAGCTCGGCAATTTTCGCGCCGCCAAGTTTCGGGGCTTCACCTTCTGCAATTGATTCCCACGTTTGAATGTTGTTATGAAATGAATTTAGGGTTGCATGAAGCGCATCGGATTTTTGCGTTGCTTTGGTTAAGGATGATTGATCCGACTTTAATCCAGCCCGGCCAGTGCTTATGCTTTGCGCCGTAACTCCGGACGCCGCCATCCGATCAAACACTTCGCCGTTCATGTATCGACCTCCAGCGGGGGCGGTTCCGTTGGCGACCATTTGCGCCCACAAATTTTTTCCTTCTTCGGTCTTTGGTTCTCTTGTCGCCGCTCCGGGTCGAGCAGCTATCGCCGCCTGCCTTGTTTGGGCCGCCAAGTCTGCCGTATACCTACGGTCAGCAGACGCTTGCGCCGCCGCTTGAGCCCTCGCCTTAATGCTTTCAAGTTTTAGCTCGGCGTCAGTCGTGGCCTTTATTGACTTCATGCCTAAATCAAGCATGTTCCTGTAGTCAACTTTCTGCCCCGCAACCTGCGCCACCTGGCGATCAAATTGCACGTTAAGCAGACGCAGTTCCTCGGCTTTTTGCGTGATGCTTAATTCTTCGGATTTGACGATGCGATTGAATTCGTTTTCGTATTGCTTGTTTTTGGCAAGAACCGTTTTCAAGTTTTGATCGTATTCCTTGAACGATCTTTGAAAGCGAGTTTCGTCGCCCTCACGAACACCTTGAATCATTCCCGCCATCGCGTTCAACGATGCGGTCAAAGGTTGCCTTGACGCCAATCCGGAAAGTGCGGCCAAAGCCAGTAAACCGCCCATTGTTTGCTGAATGTCGGTTGGCGTAAATTTGATTTGATCGGGTATTTTCTCCGTTTCCGGCCCCGTCTTTAGTTTTTGTTGCAATTCTTTTTGCGAGGCGTGGATGCCCTCGGTCAGCAGCTTGGATTGAGCTGTTCGTTCCAATTCTTTAGCCCTGATCTGAGCATCAACCGCTTCATTCTTTTTTTGCAACAACGCCGGGGCGTTTTGACCCGACTTCCCAAGATCGAGCGGGGAGGGAAGCGCCCCGATGCCGAGCGCGGACTGAGCGCCCTGTCCAAGTCGAATCGGAGTTGGGCTTTCCAAATCCGAGTAATAGGGCTGCGGTTGCGCTTGAATGAAATCGGGCATTTCCTACTCCTAAGTTCCCGCCGGACGGCCGGACTGCTGTGCCCCCATCGCGGAAAACACGCCTTTCGCCGCATTTTGCAAGCCCGCATCTTGCGCGATCTGTTGCGTTGCGAGTCCTGCATACGGGCCGGTAATCGCGCCGGTAACCGACAATGCCTCGGTCAGGTAATTCTTCAGAGCTTGATCCATCATTGCGGCGGCCTTCTGATCCACGGCAGCTTCGGCCTGCGCCATCTGCGGAGAATTGGCTTGGCCCATTTGGGCGTATTGCTGGCGAATCTGCGCTTTGCTGGCCGCCGTATAGTCTTGAATTGCCTGCTGATCGGCGGCGGACAGTTGGCCGCTGTTGTATTGCGTCAAAAGACCCTGCTGAGTTGACGACAAGGGGGCTACAGCGCCTTTAATCTGCTTTTGCATGTCACCCATAGCATTGCGGGCAGCGATTTGACTGTAGGCGTTTAGGCCAAGCCCTGCGCCGGTTAGGGCGGTGCTCGGGCTCATGTTGGCAATTGCGCCCATTCCTTTGGAAAGCCAATCGGGCGTTTGCATGCTTTGTTCGGCAACAGGGGCGGCCGCCTGCGTTCCGGCGGGATAAAAAGGCGATGTTTCCGGTAGCGCTGCGGGAGCGCCAACTTCGCCCGCGCCCGCGCCCAAATCGGCCGCACCGCCTACGCTTGGAACCGCCGCAGAGGGGGCGGCAGTGGCGCCAGAAAGACCGCCGCCCGCAATATCGGATCCCGCAGTTCCGGTGCTGGCAAGATTGGCAACCAGCGGATCGGTCGCGGCGGCAGCGCCGCCAGCGCTCGCCGCGACTTCCGGCGCAATCGACGCAGAAATCTCGGGCGCGGCTGCCGCAGCGCCTATCGCGCCCGGAACGGCTGGAGTTCCAGCGCCGCCAGCAATCGCACCTTCCGCGGCCGCAGTTCCGGCCTCAAGTGCCGCCGCGCCGCCAGCGCCCGCCGCAGCCGGAGCCAGAGTTGTGGCAGCGGCGGCTGGCGCGGCAGCAAACGGGGTTACGGCCTCTGCCGCAGCGGGGGCCGCCAATGCTTCCCCTGCGCCTTTTGCGCCTTCCGTGGCAGCCACTTCGCCTACGCCAAAATCAGCCATGTCCGACTCCTTTTTACGTGTTTTTCATGGTGTTATAACCAACCACCGAATAACCACAATGTTGATACAATTTCGTTGTTTTTTCAATGTCAATTCCGCTGGCCTGCCCAACCATCAATTTGACCGCGCCGGAGGCAACGCCCCAGGCCTCAAACTCTCGCAGAAGGGCAATTGCCGCCGCCGACCCGCGCTTGCTCTTTTTCACCCACCAGCCAATATCTTTAGCAATAAGCTGATCGCAAAACAGCGACCGAAAAACCATGCCGAGAAAGCCACCATACACCTCGTCGCCCAAAACGGCTATTTTGAAGAAATACTGCCCTCCCTGCGAAAACGGCCCTTCGATCTGATCCATGACTTTCTCGCCGTCAAACGGCATGTCGCCATAGGCTGAATCTCGCACCATTTCCCGCGCAATCTCAATAGACTGCGCCCGATACTTCCGATCGTACGGTATCACTTGAATCTTCATAGGTTAGCCCCCTCATAAATTCAAAGCATAGTCGAGCGATTGATGCTGTTGCGCGTGTTGCTGAAGCCAAGTATAAAACTCATCTTCTGAGTGAACCTCAACGTCTGAAAGGTCTGGTATTTCGCCAAGACCCGCATTTGCCGCAAGGCTTTTGTGCATTAAATAGTGCGTTTCCAGCCAATCGCTAATGCCTTCCTTTGTCGCGCCAATGTCGAGTAATGGGTAAGCGGCAATCTCAATGCCAAGTCTGGAAAAGGCCAAATTGTAGTTTTCGTGCGATAAATTGTTCAGCAACAAAAAGTCCTGCCACGCGGCGGTGTTCTGATAAGTAAAATCAGAAAACGGGCCTAAATCCATCGCTACAGTCCGTCGCCCGGAGTTACGTAAATTACCGCCGTTCCAGAGCTGGTGATGCCGGTCAACCATGCGTTCGGGGTAAACGTCAAAATCTCGTCCGTTCCTGGCAATATTGGAACCGTCGCTTGAGGCGTGGAAACGACAACCGCGTTAGCTGTGGCGGCGGCGGCAGTCGAGCCAATTGCCAAGAATACGGTTACAGTTCCCGCGTTGATGATGCGGTATTGATTGCCGCCCAATCCGTATGACACGGCCTGCACCGGCGTTGGCACCGAGCCGGATACGTTGGCGGTGAAAGTGATGGTATTTCCAAGTTGGCAAAATGCGTTTGTGCCCATTATTTCTCCGAAATTGGTTGAGTAGTGAGCAGACGCAAAATAACGATGCCCACCGAGATTGCAATCCCGACAAACATTTGCTGCGCCGGCGTCATCGGCAGCAGGTTGATATAGCCTTGCGCGATGGACAGCACTGCAATGATGATCGCATACCAGACGGTTTTAGACTTGAGCAGGTTCATCTTCTACTTTCGGCAGCGAGGCTTGATAGGCTTCGATCACATCCGCTGTCCACGCAGTATTGCAGATCGCCACAACCTTCTCAGGCACACCCGTCAAGTCTTGCGCTGGCGTCAGGCTGTTGCGGTGGTAGGTCTTGGTCAGTTCGATGCCATCTTCCATGATGCGCGTAGCTTCACGGTAAAGGATGATGCCGTTTTCATTAACGGTAATCTGATCGACTACGGTTTCTTTGGTAATGCTCATTTGTTTCCCCTTTAAACGGCATACGTTCCGGAAAATGTTAAAAATTTTCCACTCATTGTTGCATTGGTTACGTTTAGGCCGGGTATCAACAAAAATACGTTTGTTGTGTTTCCAGATAAATAAGTAAAACTAGCAACAGAAGCGTCGCTATAAATGACGGATAAATAAATTGAATCCGCTGCCGAAAAAGGAAAACTTGTAAACTGAGCCGCTGCACCACTGGCAGTTACAGGATAAGTAATATTGCCCTGGATAACAACCACTCGGCCTATTTTTGTATATCTGCAATTTGCCGTAGTAAAAGACAGGCTTGCCCCACTAGCATCTGTTGGCGTCCACGTCCCTTCCTCGTAATCATCCAACGTATTCGCGTCTGTCGATGCAGACTGCGTTGCCGGGAATGATATCCCAGCACCAGACGCGGAAGGTGTTGTGCCTCCGACACCCATTGTGGTTGCGGCTTGTACCGTTGTAAATGATCCCGTTGTCGGCGTGGTTGCGCCTACGGTGCCGTTGAAACCGCCCGAGAATTTAGTGGCCGAAAGTGTGGTTCCATCCCATGTCAGAGCGGCAGAATCAACCAACAAACCGCCGGTGCTGGCATACGTTACGCGACCTGAGGTGAGACTGGATGCGGTTACGGCGGTAAAGTTTCCGGTATCCCCGCCATCTATTTTTTGCCAAATCGAGCCGTTAAAAACAATCCAATCGCCAACGCCCCACAAAGATTCGCTGTTGATGGTCGTGCTACCCGCGACGCTGACGACGTAATAATCCCCTTTCGTTCCAACGCTCGAAACGATGGTTGGACTATTTGCATTGGCATCCCACGTTCCCTTGTAATTCAGAGCGCCGATTGCGTTTGTGATTGAGCTTACGGTTTTTAGCATGACTTATGTCCCGTCTTTGAACGATTATCACAGATTTCCTTCCGATACCCATGTCCCAGGTGTGCCCGCAACAGTACACGCCCATGCTTTGGGCTGCCCAACAACGGGCGTCGAGTTAACGCAGCGATCACCTACCGCCCATGTGCCAGTAGTCGGTGCGGCAGTGCCAGCAACAATTAAGATTGTTCCGTAATAGCCGACAAGATCTGAGCCCAATCCTTTAGCCAAAGAGATTGCACTAAACGGTCTGTTTGTCGGGCTGTTTTGACCAAGATACCCACCTGCGCCACCAGCGCCAGCAGACCATGACCACCATTTAATTTTGCCTGACGCGCTGGTAAGGTAATTTGTGCCAAAAAATTTAGTGTTTGCGAGATAAATAAATATTGCGTCTGTTGGTATGTTGGTAACGATTTGGTCGTATACCAAAAGATTTTCAATTGTTGAAGATTGAAAGCTGGCAGCTTGTCCTTGATTGGCAATATAAGTAGTTCCTGCGCTGATAATGAGACTGGTGTTTTTTATGTATGCGCCACCAGAAATAAGACACGCTTGTTGTTTAGTTGCCACAATCGTGCAATTCTCTAACAATACATTTGGAACCGTATCAAACTGCACAACAAAACCACTGTCATAAGTTGCGCCCGTTGGACTTAACGAGTTTTGATCAGTAAATTTGCAGTTAAAAAACTTGGTTGCGTCGTCTGGATTGGTGGCACTTGAATATGCGTTTACCGAACTGCCAACCATCAAACAGTCATAAAACGCTATTCTTGGCTTACGCGGCCAAATAGCCCAGCTTGTTGTTCCGATAAATTTACAGCGAATAAAAGTTACGCCAGAAGTGTCGCCGGAATCGGCAACCATCCCAACGCCGCCATTGTTTACCATTTCGCAATCAATAAAACTGACTTGTCGAATAATTGAGCTTTCGGCTTCTAAATCAACACCAGCGCTTGGAGAAGATGAAAACGCGCCTTTACCCGTGTTATTGAATTTACAGCCAATTGCAGTAAGCCCGTTTGCGCCAACAACCGAAAGACCTTGACGAGAATTGTAGTCGCACACCACGTTGGTTAGCGTAGTTGGCTTTATGGGCGAAGTTTCGGTCAATCCGGTGTATCCGATAGCCACACCGTCCAATCCTTGATGGTGCGCGTAGACGTTGGATATGTTCAAAATATCGCAGCCATAAGACAAAATGCCATACGCAACGCATTGATATCCTGCGTCACCCCACTGACCGCCAACAACCAGATTGCTGCTGTTGCCATCAAGTTCTACTGAACCGCAAATTGTTACGTTTGCATTGTTGTTGAGGTATATCAAACAACCTGGATTAGCTTGGTAATCCGCATTGGTGAACGGCAACGAACCTGGTGTATACGAGGCACCCGTCACTGGGTTGAACGACCCGATACGCAGCCCTGCGGCCAGCTTCATCACCGCGCCTTGAAACTCAATAACAACAGGTTTTGTGCAGCCATTGATATACAAGACGTTGGTGCCTTGATACGAATAGCCTTTGCCGGTTGCTCCAGCAAAAAGTTGACTGCCAACTAGGTACGTTCCGGCAGGCACAATTAACTTGCCGCCAGATTGCGTGTTAATGTATGCCGCCGCCGCAACAAAAGCCGCGGTATCATTTGTGACGCCATCACCAATAGCGCCAAAGTCTTTTACGCTTACGCTTTCTTGCAGTTTTAACTGCACCGTGGTGGTCACGGCTCCGGTTCCCGGTTGAAGAAATGATCCCTGCGCCGAAGCCTTAAAATTACTGTCTAAATATGCAGTAGGAATGGGCCCACTTAACGATCCAAAAGTATAAGGAAACGCCATATCACCACCTCGCTCTTAATTCATATTGTAATTGCGCCGCATTTAGTTCTACTGCTGGCGCAGACGTTGTAATTGTCATGCCGGCGTATTTGCCGTAATTTGAAACATCGCCCCTGAACCATACATATCCAGTGACGACCCATGGGACAATTTGATTTGAATTGTTCACCCACGAAACCACAATGTTTGAGTTATTTACCCATGTCTGCGTATTGTTTCCGCTTAAATTCACGCCGGTAGAACTGGATTCGCTGTCTATGGTAATTTGCATTGACGCAGGCGCTACCGGAATAACGCACTCCACGCCGGCCTTTAACACTTGCGTATCAGATACCGTGTTTTCGCCAAAATCCCAAAACTTGGTTTGTACAATTTGATCAATTGACGTTGACGTGTCGGAGAAGCATTTGTACAGCTTGGTGCCGCTGGTCGCAAATATCGTTTGCGTTCCAGACACGCTCGCGGAGGCGGCAAAGGTGAGGCCCGACCCTTGTGATGCAAAAAACCACTTCTTACCAAAGAAGATTGCAAAAAGCGGTCGAGCGCCGGCCACCGGATCGTTGTAGGTGAAGAAATAAGCAAGACAAAGGATGTTGTTGATGACAACCACCCCGCCGCAGACTTTCGTGACGCTGGAAATCAGCGGGTAAACGCCGTCCAGCTTGTCGCTGCCCTTCTGCGCGGTAGACCCGGTAACCGCCATGAATCCCGAGGGATTCGCCATCCACAGAGTTCTGTAATACGAAATGATGCTATCCGGCGCGTTTGTTCCCGCCGTAGTAACAAGGTTGATGTTGGAGAACAGGGTCGTTGCTGGCGAGGAGCTGACGCGCACATCGGATACCACGCTCAACGAATCGGTGCCGGTGTAATACAGGTAACCGTTTGTGGCAATCATGCTAGTGATATTGGAGTGCAACGTAGAATCATTAACCGTGAATGAGCCGCCAAAATCGGTTGTTGTGAAGTCGGTATAGGTGCCTGGGGCAGAAAACGTCACAGTTCGCCCGTTAGCGATCCAGATGCGACCCGCGTAGGATGCAACGGCAGTGCCAAAAGAGGGCGCGGCAGAGGCCGCCGTCATTGATTCTGAGGCCACGTTTTGCGAGTTGCTGACCGTATAGGTTCCAACGCCGCCGGTGCCGGACAAGAAAGCCGTGATAATGGTGTTGGCCGACACCCCAACGCCGGTGATGACCTGGCCAATTGCCAGAACGCCCGCCGTTACCGTAACATTGAGGATCGTTCCCGCGCCGCCCGAGCCGTTGTCAATCTTGGCCGTGATGCCAAAGCTGCCGCTGATTTTGACCAGCGTAGTGCCGTCCCAAGAAAATATGCCATTCGCGGGATCGGCAATTACGATCAGCGTGTTGTTCCATTGGTCAAACGAAACGCCGCTGGCCGAGAACGTGCCGGCAGCACCTATTGTTGTCGAGGCGTATCCGGCGGTCAAGTTGATTTGATAGGCCGCGCCGTTAGAGCAGAACATCATCATGTAATCGACGTTGTTCAGGTTGGCGGCTTTCATCCACACGCAAGTTGCCGCCAGCGTGATGCCGGTATCGGTGCTGTACGGAACGGATTTGAGGTTGCCGTGACCAATGGGCTGGATATTTTCAAGCCACGAAAACTCGGTATCCTCGATAGCCTGACGCGCAGCCTGAGTGTTTACGCCGCTAAAATCCCGCAGCGTATGATCTCTTTTTTTACCCTCGGCTGTTTTTTGCTGTGCCAATTGAGCGCCTTTAGTTGTAGGCGCTCGGCAGCCTGCGCGTCATGGAGGAACGGATTGCGGTGAGCGCTTTTGACTTATATTCGTCGTGGAAAAGCTGCGCCTCTTGATACGACTGCTCTTTGTATTTTGCCATATAGGCGGCGTAATACGTAACCGGCTCAGTATAGGGAAACAAGATGGTATCCACATCCGTCGCATTGACCAGAGGCGCAGGACTGACGACGGTATCCCACTCGGTAACGTATACCATGTCAGGCACCGGCCCAACGTAAACGGTGGACTGACCGTAGACCGTGAATACCACCGGACGCCCCTGATACGACTGCCACACGCGCATTTTGGCGTTAAATTCTGTGAACGGCATATAGTTCATCGGAACGCGCATGTTTCCCCACAGCAGCGTCAGATTTAATACGTCAATTGTGGTCGAGCCGAGAGGAAGAACCGACGAGAAAACGTACGATTCCTGCCCCTGTATCAGAGAATAGCTTTGCAGCGCTCTACTGCACCCCGTATCAGAGGTGACGCGATTCCTGCCCGCGTTGATGTAATCCGTTAATTCCGAATCAGACCAAAAATTCGCATTGGCGTCATGCAGCAGACGGCGCGTGGAAGTGATGTAATTTGAGAGAGTCGTCATTCATGCCACTTCACGCGCCGGCCAATTGTGAAAGTACTGAACGCTTTTTGCCTGCCCCCTTAGAGGGGAGGGGAACCGACGATTCCACCGAGCCGTCAGTCACGGCTTCCTCGTCGGCCCCCAATTGCAAGGGGGCTAAACCTTGCTCCTGCGGCTGGATTTCGTCGGGATCAATTTCACCCGCATCCGAGAACGTAAAAAGGGCGAGGCGCTCCATACCCATTTCGTATTCTTGGTTGCTACGCATCCAGCCCAATCGTGAAAGGTAGGGAATCTTATCCGCATCCCCAAACCCAAAAATATGTCGAGCAACTTCCTCGTCTACGGCAACAGACTGCCCCTTTGGAAAGAGGTAGTCTGTTCCGTTATAACGATCCTGCAAATCCGCGTCGCTTCTGTTCTTAACCTTGAGCATAGGGTAGCCCTCCCTTGCCTTGCTGATTACAGAGGAATGACGTAGCTGATATCGCTTGCCACGCCGCCGGATGCGCCTGAGGCAAACGTCGTTGCCGCAGGAACCGTTCCGGTTGACGCCAGGGTGAAGGTTGCCAAGTTTGAAACGTCCAATTGACTCAAGCCGCCGTCCAGAATGGTTTGCGACGCATAGGTAGCCGAAGTGTTGTAGCCACCCAAGCCGTTCCGCATTGAGAACAGGTTGGTCGTATAGGACGGGTTTTTCATCGAGCCGAACAGCGTCGCTGCGGTCGGCTGCGCCACGTATGTCAACTGCGAGCCGTTAGCGCCGCCCGAGGCCGCCGTAACGGTGGTCGCGGTGATGACCGAGAGGCAAGTAACCGCGGTGACCGCCATGCTGGTCAGGCCAGCACAGGTGATCGTCGGCACAGTCGCGTAGCCGCCGCCGTAGTTTGACATGGTGACCGCAACCGCTTGACCGTAACCGCCGGTCGTTGAAGTAACGAGAGCCGGAGTCAAAACCGCGCCAACACCCGGGTCGCCAAAAACCGGCGTCACAGTGATGGTCGGGGCCGATGTGTAGCCAGCGCCTTGATCGACGACCGTAACGCTGGAAACTGCGCCGGCGGTCAAAACTGCGTACGCGGTCGGTAGTAGGCCGCCGGCCGGAGGCGGCGAAAAGCTGATGATCGGAGGGATGACATAGCCGGAACCGCCAGCAGTAACGGTAATGGTTTGCTGGATCGCACCGCCCACGATGACGTTCATTTGAGCCGTTTGCGTCGGGGCGTTAGCCGGAGCCGCAACGGTCGCAGTCGCGCCAGTGGTGGACGAGGAGCCCGCCAGCCAGATGCCGTTTTTCGCCGCGTTAGAGGTGCCGCCGGTCGTAACCACGCCGCCGACAACAGTTCCGCTCAGGTTCATGATGCGGTAGTTGTAACCGTCCGAGGTAAACGGAACGATTGATCCGGCGGTGATGGCGTTGAAATTGCGCCAAGTGGTCGAAATCGGATCGTACCATTGCAGCGCGGAATATTTGCCGAGCTGAACGAGGTACTGGCCGCCCGGCAGAACGGCGTATTGACCGCTTTGCAGCGTCACAGCCGACGACGGGTTTGCGAGAGTTTTGAGGCCGGAGCCAATTACATTAAATCCCATGTCATTCTCCTTTTACAGCGTCAAGCTGTTGTAACCACCAATGCGGGTCATCGCTTTCGGCTTGGTGACGACCAATTCAGCGATGTTCACAAGTGCGCCGACGTAGCCAAGCTGCCAGTTTGACAGGGTTGACTCAAAACCGGTAAAGGCAAAAGACGCTTGCTCATGGAAATAGAGCGATGCGTAATTGCTGTTCACCAGATACATCGTGCCCTCGGGGCAATACGGATCGGCAAAGATCGGAACGCCGGCAACCATCAGGGCGCGGAAGCCGCTGCGCGGGCCATCCGGGTCGCTGTCGAACGCCTTGTCCGGCGTAATCATGAAGGTTTCTTGTCCGACAAAGTCTTGTGCCAGCAAAGTCCAGGTGCCGAAGCCGCACACGCCAAAGGTCGGAACCTCTGCGCCGTTTTTCACGGTTCCGCTGATGTATTGCAGCACGTTTTGACGGGTCGGGTTGACTGAGCCGGCGGCATAAACCTTCGATTTCCAATACGGTGACGAGGTGCGATTGATGTTGCCGTAGGTCGTCAGGTTGGTGCCGTCGTCAATCGCGCCCGGAAGGCCGATAAACGCTTGCTGATTGGTCGTGTTGTTGTAGAGCGCGGTCGCCATCACGTCGCAAGTGACGTTCGTCGCGTCGTTCATGCGAGCCTCGATCAGCGGGATGATTGCGTAGTCAAGCTGCACCGCGCCTTCCATACCGAGGAACGGGATCGGGGTAATAAACAGCTTCAGGTTAAATTCCGCGAGGAAGGCACCTTGCTGCGAGGAGGGCTGCGCGAACCCGCCCGAATAGTCTGACCACTGGCCGGACACGAATGAAGCGCCCTGCACAGGAACCGACACAGACGATACACCGCCCGATGCGGTTTGTGAGTTCGCAATCAGCGCGGCCAAAAGCGGCGTCGAGTTGTATAACTGCACAACCAGTTTCGGAATGAAAGCGCGGCGGGTAACTGCCGTCAGCTCGTTTGCGATGCTCCCCGAAGGGATGATGCCTGTGCCAAGTACTGACATGGTGTTCTCCTGTTACGCGGCCCTACCGCGATTCTTGATAAGGTCTGCAATGGCATTGGTAGCCTCATTGCGTGACCATTGGTTGATGTTCAAGCCCATCGTTTTAAGATCGGGTCTTGGTAGTGCGGGTTGCGAAAAACTGCTTGGTGTCGGTGGCGCTGAATTGCGCTGCGAAATGAAAAACTCGGCAGCGGTATCGTGGTTATTGATACCTTTTTCAACCATAAGTTTTTCCACTTCTGCAACATCAGAAGCACTCAGCCCCTTGTTCTTGACAAGATTCTCGCGGCGCTCTCTGACCATATCGCGCATCGATCGCTCTTGCCCTTCACGTTCAAGTCTTTCGATCTTGTCCACATAAGGTTTGACCGAGCTGGAAATTCGGTTTGGAATATCCAGTTCGGGTATTGAAAGATTTGGGTCGGCAACCTTCATCGCTTGCAGCATCATGCCGCGAGTTTTCGGGTTGTCGGTCAAACCTTTTGCCAGCGCGGCCAAATCGGCTATCGCTTCTGGCGTCATTCCTTCTAGTGATACGGCCATGATGTTTTCCCCTGACGGTTAAGAGTAAGCAATCACACTGTTGATCGAAAAATTATTTACGAACGCCCGAAGTCGTGCCGCCGGGCTTTTGCAGCGTCATTTCGTTCTTGTACGGGCCATTCGGCTCTTTGAGCTGATCCAGACCGCCCATTTGGTTCAGGCGCGGCGGGTTGACGATGCGGCCATGCTGGCGCTTCTTGTCGAGCGGGTCGCGGATTGAAAAAGATTTGGGGGCAAAAACGCCGGTATAGTCGGACATGGTTTTCTCCTGTTAAGCCATTGGGGGCATCGGGGGCATTGGTGCCGCGCCTCCGGGCGGTGCGCCGCCGGGTGCTCCGCTTGGGGGCATGGGCTTCATCCCACCCTGACCTTGCGGAAGGCTCGACAGCAAATTCATCAACTCTGCGGGCATCAATTCGTTGCTTCGGGCGCGGTTTGCGCCGCCAAATTTCTTACCGAGGGTGCCGAGCGTCTTGAGAATCTCGCCGCCTTCCTCGGATTCGCTGCCAAAATCGGGCAACGCCTGTTCGAGCAAATCCATTGCCTGCTGAACCTTGAGCATCGCCTGTTGTTTTTCTCCGGCGTTTTCTTGCGGGCCAGACATAGGGGCGCTCACCGGAGCCATCCCGCCACCGCCGGCAGGACTCGCATCCGGCCCGCCCGGAGGGAGAGGGGTCGGCGGGCCGGATTTGCCCATAAGGGCCGCAAGTTTAGGGTCAATAGCTGGCATGTTTTTTCCTAGAATACCGACGTGAGCGGCACTTCCACCCACTCAATCGAGGCGTAAAGAGATGCGCCGGAAGGAACCGTATTGGCCCCCAAAGACAATGAAATCGATTGGCCTGGACGGATGATCGGCGGCTTGCTGCCGCGAGTCGTGAAGGTCAATTCAAAAAACGAAACCGAGACTGACGGAGTTGCCGCCGCCGGAATGGTGATGTGTGCGCCATCAATAATTTGACCGGTTCCGAGCGTAGAAGGAGCTGCGGTATAGCCAACAACCGTCGCTGCCGTGGCCGCGTCAGCCGTATCGGACTGCGTGACAACCCCAAATCCAGACAAAAATGACGCTTGCGTGGTCGAGAAAGTTGTTGGAGTGCCGCCCACATTGGCTGTGATGCGCCGAATAAGATAGGCGTCCGAGGTCGAGCTGGCGGTTGCGTCGTACGACACATAGCACCGCGTCACCCGCAGCGCCACGGTTGCCGTTGACGCCAAGCTGATATTTAAAACATCGCTGGCGGCAGTGTAGGGCACAACATCAAACAGGACGGCCTTGTAGGTCGGCAGGCTTGAGCCTATCGACACCTGCAAAGCATTTCCCATGTCTTGTGCCATATCAGTCTTAGCTCAAGTAAACAATTGGGGCTTTGGCTGCCGTAAATGTAGTCGGCGGCGTAATCGTGGCCGGAATCGTTCCGAAAGTTGCCGCCGTGATCGCGGAAGCGCAAATCTGATACGGGGCCGGAACGGTCTGCAAAGCGCCTGCGGTTGTGCCGCTACCCTGAACCGCAATGAAATACTGTTGCGGGCCGTAGAGCTGAACCTGCGTTGCTGACAGGCCGGCGGTTGACGCGGTCAGGCCGCTTGCCGGATAGACCAGCGCCAGCGGTTGGGTCTGCCAAGTGTTCGCGGTGGCGAGCAACTGACCGGCCAGAGCGGTTGAGGCAATCAAGCGACCGTATGAGTCGTAAATCGCGGCAAGCCAATTGTCCGTCGTGGCGGTGCCGCCCGACAGGATGCTGATGTTTTTCACGATCCGGTTGTAGGGAACCAAAATATCGGTTGTCCACAACTGGACGATATCGGTCGTATTGGTGCCAATGCTAGCAAGCGCGACGGAACCGATGGGGATATTTGAGCAGATAAGCTGCCCGCCAGCCACGTTAAGCTGACCGTTGACGCCAATGCCGGCGACGAAGTTATCTTCGGTTTGGTTGCCGACTTTTTGACGCTGTTGCAAGTATCCGAGTGCCATTAGATTCTCCGTCAGTAATTGCTTACTTTACTGATAAACAGCTTGTATTAAAAACGTGTTTTTCAGCAAAGTCAAATAATGTTCGATGCTGACGGGCATCGAGGGCGGTATTACCGCTTGCTTTTACGCTTTGCGCGCATGTGTTTGCGGGCCATAATCTTCTCCTGGGCTTGGATTGAGAATGGGCGCTGACGCACCCAACCATCGGACGAATCCGATTACTTCTTGGAAGCGCGTTTAGCGCGGCGCGAACGGCGGGCCATAATCATCTCCTTAGTCGAAGCGGCCACGTTTTAAAGGGAACACAGCCATACCCTGTGCGAATTTTTACACCAATCTTTTGCCAATTTCAAATTTATTTTGCAGCATTGCCCGCCGCCTCCGATTGAGCCTCAGCCTGCTTCGCCTTTTGCTCCGCAGCCTCCATCAGCTTTAGTTTCCGCAGCAATAGGTCTTTCATCGGCGGGTCAATCATTTCAATGAACGATTCGCGGTCGATTGCGTGAGCCTCCAGCAGCTCGGCAGCCAACTGTTTGTGATCTTCCGAGAACAGCGGGGAATTGCTGTGCGAATCCACTTTCACGACGTAATCTGACGTGAATTGCGAGGGAATAAACGGATTACCCTTTGCGTCTTTCAAGTCGTTGGTGTCGTGTTTTTGCATGACCTTGAGATAAAGCGTAGCGATTTTTTCCAAAGCATCTTCAACCACCAGCGCCCGCTTCTTGATTCGAGCCGATCCAAGCCGCGCCAGCTCAGAGGTCTGCCGGCCAGAGCGAACTCCGGACTCGCCTTTGCCCATCATAATGTTTTGCAGGCCGCTGCGCTCCGAGAACATCGCGTCAATTTCGTGGATGACGGCAAAAAGATCGGGGGGAATGTCCGGCTTATGGCGATCCACTTTGCCTTGCATGGAATCCGTGACGAGCAAACCGCCTGGACGATTCAATGCAAAATTCTTTTCGTCAACCAAGCCCATCCAGCCGGTCAACGATGTTGGGGGATCAACATTCAGATCGAGCAATTCCTTGACCTGCAAAACGCGCTGATTGCGCCACTTTTGCAAGCCCACCAAGCCGCTGACTTCTGACATGCCCCAAAAGTACGAGTACATCGGATTCGGGCAAATCTGAACAAACGGCACCTCGCCCTTGATAAAGAAATTCATTCGGTCGTAAATCGTGACCGAGTTTGAGGCTCTTGTTACGACGCGGTAATCGCCGCCATCAGTATCCCACACCCAAAGTTCCTGCATCTCAACCAAGTCCTCCGCGACTCTCGGCATGTAGTCAACATTCGCGTTGAGAGGAACTTGCGCGTTACCTTGCATCGTCGGCGTAGATGCGGACAATATGATGCGATCAACACCGGTCGGATCGGACTCTTTGTTGGTGCGCGGAAATGCGTCAAGGTTGGCAAGAATTTGCTCGCGCTGCGGATGCTTTGCCAAATCCACTTCCAGCTGCGACTTGGTTGTGTAGTAGGAATGGCACATTGCCTCTTGGCGATCCAAGTAAGGAATATCCTCCCGCAATACGCCGAACGAGCCCGGGTCAATAATGAACGGATCAATTCCCTGCAAACCTTTTTCGTTGGCGCGAACGATAATTTTAAAGATCATCGTGTTGTAGACCAGCGACCAGATCAAGCCTTGCCCAAAAGTCTGGTCACCGTTTGACATGAGCCACTGGTCGTTGACGGCGCGGTTGATTGCATTGAGGCGCAGGTATTCGTGGCCTGGAATGTGCGGCCCTAAATGCGTCGTGAATTTTGTTGTCTCGGACGCAAACAGAAACGCAGTCAGCATGTCGATGTGCGGAAAGATTTTGTTGTATGGCGTTTCCGGCTCGTCCGGCCCGCGACCGAACAGGAAGAAATGCCGATTGCTGCCGTAGTCAATCCGGCGGTCGTCCTGGGATTTTGTGCACTTGTCGATCAGCTCTTGGTAGAACATATCGCGCTGCTGCATGTCTTTTGGGATTTTCATTGCTTACGCCTTAATCTCGCCGTCATGGCGACCCACCACCATTGGCTTTGGTTGTTGAAGCGCCGGTCGAATGGGCTGCAATGCGTTGTCCGGGATTGCCTTTGATGACGCGAGCGCTTGATTGATGCCCGAAGTGCCCTGCGGAACCTGACCCCACGCATTTCGCGTATCGCCCAACTTTCCCATCAATTGATTTTGCGCCGCCACGGCCTTTGAATTTGGACGAACAACCGCCGAAGTGCCGTTTTGATTGTTCATGTCGGTCAATTTGAAGTCAGAAGCGAGGTTTCCGAGGGTTTTGTCGATGTTTTTGGTGCGAAAAGAGGTCAGTCCGGCAGGCTGAATGTAGGTGATTTCGACCATAGATTTGCCGCAACCATGCGGGCAATTACCCGTCATGCTCTCAAAAACACCATGCGCCATGCAATTGTAGTCGTGAAGAACGGCCATTTACGCCTCCTGAGTGTGTGTATTTAACGCTTAAAGGACAATTTCGGCAATACGATGGTCGGTTTGCTGGAAAACAGCTTGTCGAATGAAGGCATGGTTTCCTTGACCGGCGCTTCGCCTTGCACAATCTTGGGATGCGTTCCGGCTCGCCCAAAAATAACGCGGTGCACCGGAAGCGCCGGCCGGATCGGCTTATCAATCCAAATTTTGCTGCCGCGCCCAACCATCTTGCCGTTGTGCCGCAGCTCTCCGGTTTCGATTTGCAGGCAGATTTTTGCAAGGCGCTTCAACTGTAGCGGCCCGAATCTGCGGCCTGCGTCCTGCGGCCTCGCTTGAACGAACAACGTCAGATCGTGCGACCGCACTTTCATCAGCTTTGCGATTTGTATTTTTGGAAAAATCTTGAGCGCCGCAATCGTTCTGGTGCGAATTTCCTCGACCGGCATGGTGAGGTGATTGGGCTGATCGCTCAACGCGACTTCTCCATCATGATCTGCCGGTATGCCTGGTCGTAGGCTTTGCGGTAACTGCGGCCTGTCTTGGCCTCTTGCTGCCAGCCCTCCAAAACCTTCCGCTGATAGATCGGATCGCGCTCATACATTCGATAGAATTTGAGCAGCTCGCCAACAACGAAGTCTGTGTTGTCGTGCGCCATCGTTACGCCGCAATCCCAAGACTCTTGAGGAATCCGGCCACACTGTTCGCGTCCTTGTTCTCGCCCTGCGCGTCACGCGCATGCCCCTGCTGGCGCGTCATGCCCTGCTGAACCATTCGCATACGGACAAAGTCTGCCCACGCCACATGGGCCAATGCGGCAGCCACAACCCTATCGTCCTTGCCTCTACCCGGCGCGCCGAGCATCCCGTCATCCCGAATGACGTTCTTCATTTCGTCAATCATCTCGCGTGACTTAACCAACGAAATTCCGCGCTCAAAGCAATCTTTGATTAAGTTGAACATGCGCTCTTTGGTGTCGCCGGTCGTTTTCCAATGATAGGCCGACGGCGCACCCATACTGTCCAATCGCTTGTACAGGTAATTCTGAATGTTCGCGATTACCGAATACAGTCGAGCCCCGCCCTCTCCGGGCTGATTGACGGCGGTGCGTTTCAAGTTTTGGATTTCTTGCCAAACGGCTTGACCCGGGCCGTTAATTTCCAAGTTAAGCATGACAGACCCGCCGCCATTCAAGTAGCTGGCCGCCAGATAGATCATCACCCAAGCAAACTGGAACGTGGAGCAGTCTGGCGTACAAAACTCGGCCACTTGCTCCATGCCGTCGGCGTAACATCGCCATACCGACACGCAGAACCTATCGGCCCAATCGGAGGAGCCGTAGGCTGGATCGGCACCGATGACGTAGTGGCCTTGTGACTTGGGGAATTCCCATATTTTGAGGTTTCCATTCTTTTCGCCGCACTCCAAAATGTCCGTATCCTCGAAAGCCTCTCGCAAGACAAAACGGTAATTGTGGAAATCGAACTTCGACGCTCGCTTGTATTCGTCGTTAATCCGCGCCGCGTTGAAGAACTGGCTGCCCGACAAGACGAAAGCATAGTCCTCGGTCGGCGGGTAATTCTGCATGTGTAGGGTTTCGTCCCGCGACTTCTCGGCCATCGCCCAACGCCACCAGGCGATCTGCTCGTCATCCACGTCGAAGTCGTAGAGCTGCTTGACCTCGCGCACCCATTTCTTTTCTTCGGGTTGCAGCCGGCCATCCCAATACACTTGGTACTCGATGCTGCCTTTTTTCTTGCGGTAGAACTGATTGCGCCACCAGCCGATAAAGATCGCTTTCTTGACGCGGCTGGCTTTAGCATCCTCCCACATATCGAAGAAGGCGTTATACCCCTGCGCCGTGGTTTCCCACACAAAGAGCCGGTTTGGATTTTGCTCGGCAAGCGACGCCTCTAGTGAAGCGAGTCCTTCCTCATCTCCGTATTCAGAGCACTCTGTAGCATGCAGGAATGTGAGAGCCTTGCCTTTGCCCAACTTGGTGTTTTTTCGTGTACCTGCAACTTGATACGCAAATCTCGACCTATTTTTGAGGGTAAGCTGACTCCGGTTATGTGTGACAAGTGGTCGCTTAAATTCATTTGGCAGCCCGTCCATATACATCGCAAGGGTTGATCGGAACATATCCCGGGTTTCTTCGTCGTGCGTCACCATCGAACCGGACATGCCGCTGTGTTTAAACATCCAATACAGATCGAGCGCCAAAGAGATTGTTGTAATCCCCAACTGCCGGCCCTTCAAGACAACAAAAGTATGGATGCCTTCCTCCAGACCCTTCGCCACCTCTTCGATAAAATACTTCTGCGTTCCCATCAACGTCTTGGGGTTTAACGTCGTCAGGCCCAACTCTTTGGTATCGACCTGCAACGCCGAACAGAACTTCCAAAAGTTTTGCAGATTGAAGTCGCTCACACCGTTACCTCGACTGACATTTGGATACGACCCATAGCTCGGCCAATTCCGGCAGCAGTCGGCCGGCAATATCGTCGCGGTGCCAATCCCGACGCTCTTTCAACATTTGCAAGAACTTCAATTTGGATTCGTCCGTCGTCAGCCCTGAATAATAGGCGCGGTAAGAATCAATCTCGCTGTGACCTGGCTTCGGCATCGGCATGTGACGGCCTTCCTTTTTTAGCGTTAGCACTCAAAGCATTGCCCCGAATATAGTGCGCCCAATAGTGGTGGAAGCAATATCCTTTAGCGTGGTGTTTTCGAGAGCAGCCTTGCAGCGAGCACTCTCGATTCAGCAGCGGCATCACGGACGACGCACCTTAACCCGGCTTGGATCGGCTTCCGAATCAAACGCCTCGGTCAGCAATAAATGGGTGCCTTTTTTTAACTGTCGAACAAAGCCCTGCGCTTCCAGCAGCTTCATTGCTCGGTTCAACGAAATGCGGTGCACACCCAAATCGTCGGCAGCAATACCCATCCAGCCTCGCATCAATGCCCCGCGCATCGCACCCATGTCGATCATCCACCACATTATCCGGTAGTGCAGCGGCTTTAAGCTGGTGTCGCACCAAATCTTGCTTTCCATACGCGCATTTAATCTTAGAATTCAGGAAAACGCAACATACACGGTACGTTATTAGTTATGACCGCGCTTCAAAGTCAAAGGCTTTATATATAAATTCCCATTCAAAACCGAGCCCTACGATTTGAGTCGGGTGAAAACTGAATTTTTTTTTGGGGGGAGTGCTGGTGGGGTCACGCGCACAAGCACATCCAATGTCCAGATACTAGGGTCAGCCTGTGGCACCGCCTGACAAGGCAAGCCCAAGAGGAAGCCAGACCAGACCAAACGCAAACGCATCCAGCGAGCCCGGCAAGGCAGAGACTCTACGGTAAGCAACCGTCAGTCCGAACCCAAACCCATCCGATACTTTCCGAAACAAACCCCGACGGTTTAACGCTGCGACACTGTTAAACCCGTTTAGCGCATCGCAGACAAGGCCGGTGGGACTGTCTTTAGAAGAAGATCAACCCCGAAACCGAAAGCGGCAAGGCGGGTGGCTGGTGGCCTAGCCCACACCTCGAACCCCCCATCAATTTGACATAACGTAACCACCACCGCCGCATACTAACGAACACCGCTGTAAGTTTGGCGTAAGGTTAGCCTACGACGCTTGCCGCCGCCGCGACCTATTGCCCCCGCTTTTAAGACATATCTATGTCAGCTTTTGACCTCAGCCGCCGAGCAAACTGATCTCCGACCGAGCGCAGCCACCGCCAGTGGCGACCCCACAAAAGGAAACGCCCACGAGGGCTAGCTCATGGGCGCAGGTGAAGCGGGACGGTAAAAAGTGATTAGAGGGGATCGACCAAATACCGCCCTTGCCCGCGAATTTAGCACCTGACCAAAAAAAACGCAATAGAACCACATCCGGCAGCAAAGCGGAAAAAACCCTTTCGGGTGGGCTATCTAGTATTGATCCCTGCGCGCCCTATCGTATTTCGGCACGTGTCCTCCAGCTTTACGCCGGCACCGCTTCGAACGGTAGACATCGGATTTTGCCCGCCTTGGTCTAGCCCAACCGCGGCGAAGGTCGATGAACCCCTCTGATCGAATCCTACCCCCGAACGCCAACGCAACGCAAGCGCCACGCGAAACAACCAGGATGGCCCAAAGTTATCCACAGAAAAAAACCCCGCCGGAATACCTCAGCACCACCCAATTCTAGACCCCGCCAAATCGCCTCTAATGCAACCGCAGGCCTATGAGTTAGTGGCCGCTTACTATTCAATAAAAAAAGTTATACATAAACAATTCACAGGTTTATACACGATCTATGCACAGCTTTTGTTGCAACCGCACAATCGCTCAAGAACCGCGCCGAATCACAATGAAACACCGATACATTAAAAAATAATCGAAAAACACTTGACAACCACACCGCACATTCAGAAAATGCCAAACAGCAACACAACACAACCAACACTTTAAAGGAGTGCACCGCATGAAAAAGGCTTTTTTTATCGCACTGACAATCGCCGGGATGATCGCCTCGATTATTTTTCTCGCCTGCGAACTCATCGCCACGACAAACACCGAGCGCTTGATTTTCTTGCTCGCTGAGATCGCCGCCACCATTGGCTACTTTTGGACCGCAACCCACGCAGGAGACTTTTAAATGAACCCGAAACCCATCGACGTTACACCGCGACAGATGGCCGCAGACGTTGCCCTTGCCTTGCGCGACAACGTGCCCCGCTACTACTGGGGCGCGCCCGGTATCGGAAAAACGCAAATCTTGCGCCAAGTAATCGAACGGGAAAACCGCAAATACTGCGACTTCCGCGCGATGATTCTCGACTTGCCCGACCTTCAAGGCTATGCGATCCCGCAACTTATGCGCCCCGGCGAACCGTGCCCCATGACCGGCGCGCCCGGACTCCCGCCGCCCGACTCGCCCGACGCTTGGGGTATCGTTTTTGAAGAATTGAACGGCGCCGCGCGCATGATGCAGGGCGCGCTTTATGGAACGATCTTAGAGCGTAACGGACTGCCGAAGGACAATCGCGTATTCGCCACCGGCAACCCCGCCAGCGCGCGAGGCGTGAATAACGAAATGCCCGCCCCGCTGAAATCACGCTTCCGGCACTTTAATTTGATACTTTGCCCGGATGAAACGCTGGCATACGCGCAGAGTGCCGGCTGGCACCCCTTTGTCACGGCATACCACACCATGACCGGCGGAAAGGAATGGAGCAGCTTTGACCCGAAAAGCCCCGAGGAAACGTACGCTTGCCCCCGTTCATGGGAAGATGTCAGTAAGACCCTTCATGCTGGCGCTATTCCGTCCGACCTGTTGACCCCGACCATGTGCGGTAGCTTGGGGTACGGTATCGGTCAAAAATTCGCTGCTTTCTGCCGCTTGTGGAATGAACTGGCGCCGACGATCAACGAAATGCGGACGGCGCCCGACGCTTGCCCTGTTCCCGACGACGCAGCAGCGCAATGGTTTTTGGCCGCGACAATCGCCGCGAATAAGGCCGAGGCAACCGCCAACCCCGCCGGATTTTCGGCTTGGGCAATACCTTTTCTTTGCCGCTTGCCGGATGAATTATGCGTTTTTGCAATGAACGCAGCAACCCGCCACACGCCGCAAATTGGACGCACACCGGCATTTATCAAATCATTTGCCACAAACGCGCGCTATGCAGCTTTGGCGCAATTCTGCAAATAATTCCCCCAACGATCAGGAGCGAAAAACATGAACACCAACACGACCGGAAACGCCGCCAGCCGCATGATGATTGCCCGCGTATCAATCGGCACATGGAGCGCGCGCAAACTTGACCGCGTAGCAACGAACAAGACGACGACGGACGCGGGCGCAGTATCCGACGCCGCGCGCGTCAATAAGTACCTGTTAGCCGGGCAGGACGAGCTACTTGTGGCAATCAAGAAACACGAAACCCGCACCCGCGACGAATTGAAACTTTTTACGCTTCCGTGGAATGATAACGGCGACCGCATTTTGACCATTGACCACTGGCAGAAGGTCAATCGCATCATGCAGGACGCCGCGCTTAACTTCGCGCCGCTTGTGGATTCGTTCATGGATTTTTATGCGACGGTCTACGAGCGCGCCCGCTTTAGCTTGGGCAGTCTTTACGACGAAAAAGACTTTCCGCCGCCGCATAAAGTACGCGCGAAATTCTATTTCGATTTTTCGATTGACCCGCTGCCGACGGCGCAGGATTTTCGCGTATCAATGACCGACGACGACGCGGACATGATACGGAAAGACATTGAAACGCGCGCAAACGACCGCTTCGCGCTTGCGATGCGCGACCTGTACAACCGCCTGATTGATCCAATACGCCACATTGCCGAAACCCTGCCACGGTACGAAGCCGGCGAAGTTAAAAAATTCAACGACAGCATTATCGGCAACGTGCGCGAAATTCTCGCAATCCTGCCCGGCCTGAATATCACCAACGACGCGACATTAAACGCAATCGCCGCGCGCGCTCAGGCCGAACTCGCCGGCATACACCCGCAGACATTGCGCGACGACCCGACGGCCCGCAACCGCGCGACCGCCAGCGCGCAAGCGATATGCGCGACAATGGCGCAACACTTAGGACTTGCCCCCGCCGCGCCCGTTGCAACGCCGGCAGCGCCCGCCACGCCAACGCCAGCCGCACCCGCACAGGTTTTTGACCTGTTTACCGCGCCCGTTCGCGCCGCCTAACCGGAGCCGCCGACATGACGACCAACACCAACATTTTGCAAGACCCGGCTTTCCGCGTATCAGCCGCGCGCTTGCGCTTGATGCAGGATAAAAATTGCGGACTGTTCGCGGAGATAGGTTACGCGTTGACGCACACCGCAACCGACGCGCTCCCGACGATGGCGACGAACGGCGCCGCCGTGATGTACAACCCCGCCTATGTCGCCAGCGTATCCGATGAAGAACTCGAAACCACGCTCCTGCACGAATACATCCACGTTTCCAACCTGCACCCGTTGCGCTTTGATCCGAAACGGCACAACCAACGACTTGCTAATGAAGCAATGGACTACGCTGATAATTTGCAGGTAGCCGCTTGCGGTCGAAAAATCCCCGACACTTGGTTATTCGATAAAAAGTATGACGGCATGGCATGGGAGGCGATCTACACGATTTTGAAATCCGCACAGACGCCGCCGCCCCCGCCGCCGCAGCCCGAACCGGACGAACCGCGGCAAGGCGACGACCGGCCCGACGAAGCAAATCAGGACGGCAGCGCAGACGCGCCGCAGGAAGGCGCAGACGACCCCCAGGACGACGAAGGCGGGCAGGATGATACCGACGCACCAGCCGCAGACGGCGAAGGCGAAGGCGAAGGCGAAGGCGAAGGCGAAGGCGAGGGCGAAGGCGAAGGCGAAGGCGAGGGCGAGGGCGACGGAAAGCCCGCACCGGGCAAAGCCGGCGACCGTAGCGGTGACGTTCAGCCCTTCCCTGGCAAAGACGGCCGGCCCGCCGACGACGCCGCGCGCGCCGCCGCCGAAAACGCGCTATCCGATCAGATTATGCGGATTGCACAGGCGCAACAGATGGCCGGGCACGGCAGCGCAGGACTCGCCCGCTATCTTGAGAACGCGGTGACGCCGCGCGACC